GTAATGACCAACCCCAAGGGCTGCTCTACGACACGATGAACACAGGCACGGTAGCGCGTGAGCAGCCCTTGGGGTTGGTCATTACAACCGCAGGATCTAATACGGGCGGTCCATGCTATGCGATGCAGCGCGACGTTGAGCGCATCCTTGAAGGCGTCATTGAAGGCTCCAATACTTTCGGGATAATCTACACTATCGACCCAACCGACGACTGGACATTGGAATCATCACTCATCAAGTGCAACCCCAACTGGGGCGTGTCCGTTAATTCAGAGAATGTCAGGGCAGAGCAACTTGAAGCCATCCAGTCACCCGAGAAGCAGAACATTTTCAAGACCAAGCACATGTGTGTTTGGTGTACTGCTAAGTCTGGGTTCTTCAATGTTGAGAAGTGGCTGAGTCTAGCGGACAGTACGTTGAATATGTACTCCGATAGGTTCAAGGGTAAGGACTGCGTAAAGGGTCTCGACTTGGGTTCGCAGATTGATCTCGCGGCAGAGTTGACGGTGTTCACGGAAGTCATAGATGAGAAGTCGCACTATTTCATCTTTCCCAAATTCTACCTTCCCGAGAATCGCGCATTCGACCCCGCCTTCCAGAACTATCAAGCATGGGTTCACAAGAAGCTGATAGTTGCTACAGAAGGCGACGAGATTGATTACGAGTTCATCAAGCGGGATGTGCTGAAGGACGCCGGGTTGTTTACTGTCAAGGAATTCTGCTTCGATAAGGCGCAGGCATTCTTTTTCAAGCAGCAGATACAAGCAGCAACCGGCATCGAGGCTACGGAAACCCCGCAGAACCCTATGACTCTATCGGACCCTATGAAGTGGCTTGATGCCATGATTCGTTCGGGTCGCGTCCACCACGACGGTAACGAAGTAATGACGTGGATGGTTGGTAACGTAGTTTCATCCGAAGACGCAAACGAGAATGTCTTTCCGCGTAAAGAGAAGCCTGAGTTCAAGATTGACGGAGTTTCCGCCCTTTTGAACTGTTTGGTACGCATTAGAGAGACGCTGGGTTGTGTTGATCAAGAGTACGAAGAATGGACTGGATTTTAATGGCAGATGTAGTGTTTGTTTTAGGACTCGTCTTGGTTGCGGCAGGGGTTGGGTTTATCTACTGGCCCGCTTCGCTTGTCTTCGCCGGGGCTTCGTTGATGTTTCTTGCATACTGTGCAGCCAACAAGCCTGCGGCGAAACTCCCCGCCAAGCGTGTTCCATTCCATCCCGACATCACAGCTAACTAATTAACCTCTGTAATTGGCCCCATCTGCCTACAGGACTTACCCAAGTCGTACATGATGGGAAAGAAGGGCTAAAGACATATGGGGTTACTAAACCGCATCTTCAGAAGCGACCCGCTGAACAATCCGATTAACTTTGCAAATCCTGAAGCATTTTTGCTCTTTGGTGGTAACAGGACTGATTCAAACGAAGTCGTAACACCCCACACTGCGATGCTGCTGCCTACCATTTTTCGGTGTGTAAGCATTATTGCAGAGCAGATTGCTACCAATTCCCTTCTGGTTTATGAGTTACAGGCGGCGGGCGGCAAGAAGATTGGGTTTGACCACGATTATTACAACTTGGTTCACAATCAGCCCAACCCCGAACAAGATGCAATCCAGTTCCGTACCGCAGTGCAGACTTCCTTGCTGCTCTGGGGCAACGGGTATATCGAACTCCAGCGTGATAATGCGAACCGGGTTGTTGCCTTGTGGCATCGCCATTCGCACAACACGCGCCCCGCTCGTATGCCTTCGGGAACGCTTGTATATCAGACCACAGACGGCGAGTCATCGCAGGTCAGGACCATCGCGGCTGCGGACATGGTTCATCTCATGGGCACAACGCTTGATGGCTACACCGGCATGAGTCCGATTGAGGCTGCGCGTCAGACGCTTGGTGTGAACCTCGCTATGGACAAATTCAGTGCAAGGTTCCTGGCGAATAATGCCACACCTTCACTTGCGATTACTGTTCCCGGCACGATGAAGGCCGAAGACAAGACGAAAGCGCGAAGTGACTGGGAAAGTCTGCAAACCGGCTCGAATCACAGCCGTGTAGCGATCCTCGATAACGGGAAGACCATCACCCCAATCAGTATTTCGCAGTTGGATGCACAGTTCATCGAGAGCAAGCAGCTTACCAAGCGCGAGCTTGCTGCGATTTATGGCGTCCCCGGCCACATGGTTGGCGACCAGGAAAAGGGTATCAAGGCGAACGTAGAGCAACAGGCGCAGGACTTCTTAACCTATTGTCTACAGCCTTGGATGGACCGTTGGGAAAAGGGGTTGACTACCAAACTCTTTTCGCAAATGGGCAGAAGCGCGGGCAAGTACATTGTGCAGTTCAATACGCGCAGATTGCTTCGCCCCGATGCGACCAGTCGCACCACCTATATGCAGAGCGGTATTCAGAACGGCGTTCTTAGCATCAACGATGCGCGTGAAATGGAAGACCTCAACCCAATCGGGCCAGAGGGTGACTATCACTACATTCAGTTGAATATGCAGACCCTAGAGTTGGCTAACAACCCGCCCACTCCGCAGCCTGTAGATACAGAACTCCTGGATGAGCAGGAAGAGAACTCACTTCCACTTAACAAAATCGCAGCACAGTACAGAGGACTTTATCGTGATGGAATTAGCCGCTTGCTTGTCGATGGCGCTTCTAGGGACGGGGCGTCAGTACGTCGTTGCTTGTGGCCTGTACTTGAAGCCATTACTTTCCCTCTCATTGGCGAAAGCGTACTCAAGCCTTTAGAGAGTGCGTCGGAGAGTTACAAGGCAGTTGCCAAGTTGTGCGACGGTGTAGAACATCGCGCCGGAACATGGGCACTGGAAAACATTGAGGACGTAGTTAACACCGAATTAAAACGCAGTTTGAAGGCTCTCACATTCGCTGCAAATCGTGACAAGGCTAATGCACTAGCGGCCAAAGCACTTAAACAACTCGATGAGTCGGAGGACAGCGATGAGTAAACAAGAGAGACGGTTTCTAACCCAAGAAATCCGGGTTATCACCACTGATGGTTCTGCACCAAAGATCACAGGGTATGCGGCAAAGTTCGCACCCGTCCGCAGTGCAGACCTTGGGCTGTTCTTTGAAGAGATTGACCCACACGCTTTTGATGAATGTCTTGCAGACGAATCAAATGATATCGTCGGCGTATTCAATCACAACGCGGACATGCCCCTCGGTAGACGTTCTGCCGGGACTATGCGCGTGTCTGTGGATGCGGTCGGTCTGAAGTATGAGATTGACCCACCCGATACGCAGGTTGCACGTGACCTCATGGTTTCGATGAAGCGCGGCGATGTAAAGAGTTCATCGTTTGGATTTTTCTGTTTAGAAGATTCCTACAGGGAAGATCGCAAGACGGGAGACGTAATCCGCACCATTCATAAGGCTGTGGTTTTCGACTGCTCACCCGTGGTCTATCCCGCCTATCCAGATGCGACTTCGCAAGTCCGCTCATTGTTCCCCGACGGTAAGGGCGAGGTTCCTGCTGAGATCACTACCAAGATTGCAGAAACCCGCGCAGCACGTAAGGCAGAGAAGCGTTACAACAAGGTTCTGTCTGCTGTTGCTGGCACCAAGTGGGCCATCCTTCCCGAGAAGTTGGAAGTCATTTGCGCTTTGCTCGCTGCTAGGGCAGAGGGCAAGTCTGCAACCAAGGACGAGATTCAAGCGGCTCTGGAGTTGAGGCATCAAGACGCGCCGGTTTCTAACGGTGTGGTTGCGGTCATTCCTGTGTACGGTGTAATCGCAGCCAAAATGGGAATGTTCGACGACATCTCAGGCGGCACGAGTTGTGAAGCCCTTTCAGGCGCTCTCCGTACTGCGCTTGCTGACGATTCGATTAGCGCCATTGTGTTTGATCACGATTCTCCTGGCGGAACGGTTACCGGCGTCCCTGAACTCGCGGCTGAGATCCTTGCGGCTCGCGGTAAGAAGCCAATCATCGCTGCTGTAAGTGGTATGTCGGCGTCTGCATCGTACTGGCTCGCTTCGGCCTGTGACAAGATCGTTGTCACTCCGAGTGGAGAAGTTGGCAGCATCGGCGTCTACATGACCCATCAAGACGTGTCTGCGGCAATGGATAAAGCAGGCGTCAAGATGACGTTCATCCAGGCGGGCAAGTACAAGACTGATGGCAACCCCTACGAAGCCCTGAGTGCATCTGCGAAGGCGGATATGCAGGATGGCGTGGACAAGTTCTATGACATGTTCACTTCGGCTGTTGCTGCCGGTCGTGGTGTGTCGCAGGCCAAGGTTGTTGCAGATTTCGGCCAAGGTCGGATGTTGCTCGCAGCGGATGCCGTAGCAATTGGAATGGCAGACGAAGTAGCGACGTTGGATCAAGTCATCGCGGGCCTCACGGTTGTGAACGAATTGCCTAATGTTGTGGGCGTCGTGGACAGCCCCGTGGAAGCCAGCGCAGACGCCAATGTGGTTGCGATGAATATGAACGGCTGTGATTGCAACTGCCCTGAGTGCCAGTCTGATAATTGCGAAGACTGCTCCAACGGTGACTGCACGGACCCCGATTGTGAAGACTGCCCCAACCAAGAGTTTGAGGAAGCGGCAACTTTCACCGAGGTTTCTGTAGCGGAACTCGCAGAAGACCAAGCGGCGTCCATTGCCGCAACGGAGTACAGACGGTTGAAGCTGAAGTTGGCTTCCCTGCTGTAAGTCGTATTGGTTCATACGTGAGTCTGTAAGCCCCTTTTGGATTCATGTATGAACCACTAAAGATTGTGCGGTGCACTTTTCAGAAGCGTGTCTTTTGCGACTGCGGCGATCTGTGACCCGCACAACACCCTTTATCTACAAGTTTACAAACGACTCCCGCCGCATAGTCGGACCCTTGAGTGGGTAAGCGATGAGTTGCGCCCGAATAGATACAAGCTAGGCCCATGGGGTTTAGTCCGACTAAGCGCAGTTCTTAAACAAGATATTTGGAGAAACACAATGATTGGTCAGCTTAAAGAAAAGCGTAACAAACTGATTTCGGACGCGAACGCGATCCTGGAAGCCGCAAAGGGTAACATGAATGCCGAGCAGACTGCACAGTTCGACGCCATGTATGCCGATGCGGATGCTCTCAAGGGCAACATCGAGCGTGCCGAGCGTGCGGCTGCGATGGATGCGGAAATGCGCTCCACCGTTACTCCTCCCCCGGTTGCTCTGGGTGGTGCAGTGGATAGCACCGAAGCGAAGAAGGCTGCTCACAAGGCTGCGTTCCGCGATTACCTCGTGAACGGTCGCGCCGAGATGTCTGCGGCCAATCGTCAGGTGCTGGCGCAGTATCGTGACCTTTCGGACACGACTGGCTCTGCCGGTGCGTTCTTGATTCCGACCGACCTTCAGCGCGAGATTGAAGTAGCGATGAAGTTCTTCGGCGGAATGCGTCAGGCTGCTCGCGTTATCAAGACTGCATCTGGTAACCCGATCAACTGGCCCAAGAACGATGACACGGGTAACCCTGGAAAACGCCTCAACGCGACTTCCACTCCGGGCACCGTGGACGAATTGGATGTAGCGTTTACGCAGTCTGCTCTTGGTGCGTGGACTTACACGACCCAGAAGATTTCGGTCCCGAATGAACTGCTTCAGGATTCCGTGTTTGACCTGGACGCGTTTATTAAGGACGCTTTCGTGACTCGTATTGGCCGCATTCAGAACACCGAGTTTACGGTTGGTACTGGCACCACGATGCCTAATGGCGTAGCGGTTGCCACGACCACCGGCATTATCGGCGCGACTGGTGAGACCCTTCAGGTCAGCTACAACTCGCTGGTGGACTTGGTTCATAAGTTGGACATTGCTTATCGTCCGGGTGCGCAGTTCATGTTCCACGACACGTTCCTGGCATCGCTCCGCAAGCTGACCAACACCTATGGTCAACCCCTGTTGGGCCTTGGCATCAACGGCGGCGACCCTGATTCGGTTCTGGGCTACAAGTATGTCGTGAACAACGACATCGTTGCGCCGGGTGTCAGCCACAAGTCGGCGCTGTTCGGCCAGTTCAGCAAGTACATCATCCGCGATTCGGGCGATCTTCAGATTCGTCGCCTCGAAGAAATCGGAGCCTTGCAGAACGAAACCGTGTTTGTCGGTTTCAGCCGTGCAGACGGGCAACTGGTGGATGCTGGGCAGCACCCCGTGGTCAGCTATACAAATAGCGCTTCGTAACTCCTTTGTTTTCAGGCACCTACGGTTTGCCTCGGGCCGCTCCCGAACTCACCGTAGGTGCCCGGAAACAGGGCATCGGAAAGGTATGTCATTACTTGAATGGCTTTATCTACAAGATTACTAATAGCGTAAACGGTAAAGTCTACATCGGACAAACAGTAAGTAAGGTATCCACTAGGTGGTCGGCGCATAAGAGAAATGCGCGGAAGTCGCTCAATAACTTCTATATAACACGAGCAATTCAGAAGTACGGCGAGGGCACATTTGTTATCGAGACATTAGCTGAGGTTGCAAGCGAGTGGTTGGATGCGCTTGAAGTGGCATTCATTTTTGCGTGCAAAGCGCAAGACTGCGCGTTTGGGTACAACCTTAATGTCGGAGGTAGCGGTTATACAGAGTGGAAAGCGGAGCAGATCAGAACAGCAATGATTGGGAGAACCCCGTGGAACAAGGGTATAACAGGGCAGATTCCGTGGAATAAGGATATTACAGACTGCTTCTCTGAAGAAACAATTAGAGAGATGAGCGAGTCACGCAAGGGTACTCCTTGCCATCCTAACGCCATTGCTGCTTTGAGACTGCGCACTATCTCCCCCGAACACAGGGAAGCAATTAAGTTAGGCATAGCCGCTCACGTCGTTACTGAAGAGGAGCGCCAGAAAAGAAGCACATCCGGCACCGGGCGCAAGATGCCCAAATGGACTGACGAGCGTAGAGATGCGCATGTGCCGCTTAAAGGCGAATTGAACGGTTTCTATGGCAAGACACACTCCCCCGAAACTAGGGCGCTTATCTCCGCAGCCAATGTTGGTAGAGTCGCGCCGAACAAAGGCGTTCCCGTTCCACAAGATGTCAGAGACAAAATAGCCGCTACCCTGATGGGTAACGTGCCCTGGAACAAAGGCAAAGAAGCCACAGAGGAAGCAAAGCGTAATCAGAGCCTAGCGCACACGGGCAAGACGCAATCTCCAGAGACCGTCGCCAAACGTACAGCGGCAATCACCGGCCTGAAGCGCACAGATGAAACGAAAGCCAAACTTGCAGCCGTTCAGTTGGGCCGGGTCCATAGCGACGAACGCAAGGCTAATAATGCAGCGAAGCAAAAGGCACTTTGGGCAGACCCGGCTTACAGAACTATGATGCTCGACGCAAGGAAAGCCGCACGCGAACTCCGAAAGGCAGCATGAAAATCACATTTGTAAAGCCGCACGGTGGCTATGGACTTGCCCCCGGATCATGGGAACCTTTCGAGTTCCTGCAAGGACAGACAACGGAAGTGACCGATTACCTCGGCGGTATATGGATTGCCCAAGGCATCGCCACACCCTTCGTCCCGGCCCCCGAGAGGCCCGCCACGCCATCCGTCCCCGAGATTCAAGTCCTAGCCCCACCCGAGAACACGATGGCTCGTAGAGGCCGTCCCAAGGGCAGTTTGAACAAACGCAAGTAGTAATTAAATCATTAGACGGTGTACGCCATGGAAATAGTCACAGACTGGCGCTTTTGGATCTTATTCGCGCCACAGTATCACGCGCTAATGCTCCTTCTCGTTTTGGTGGTTATCTTTCTATTGTTTCGTATCATTCGGCAGTCTAGCCGGAAATCAACCAACAAGAAGGTGGCACACCATGAGTTTTCCAATCAGGCGTACAAAAGACCCGCTCACAGAGCCAATCTCTTTGGTAGCCGCCAAGTCTCATCTTCGCGTAGACATCACAGATGACGACTTCCTGATTCAGTCCATGATCTCTGCGGTGCGTGAGCACGTTGAGGATGTAACCGGCAGATGCTTCGTTGACCAAGAATGGACATTCGGCCTCGATAGATTCCCTGTGTGGAACTATGGAGGCAACAATGCTCCTAGCCACCCTAGTAGTGAGTTCCTTGGGAACCGTGGTTGGGGCGGCATGGCCTATATGAACATGGGGCAGACCATTATCCTCCCGCGTTCGCCACTGCTCAGTGTCACGAGCATTCAGTACCTCGACGGCACAAAGACGTTGGTGACACTTGATCCCGCGACGTACATTGTCGATACGCTGTCCGACCCCGCGAGGATTACTCCGCAGGTTGGTACAGTGTGGCCGATTGCTTACCCCCAGTTGAACGCCGTGATTATCAAGTTCAGAGCAGGGTATCAGCAATCCGTTACGGAGACGCAGGTTGCAACAACCGGCGCAGCACCGGCCATCGTTTTGGCGAGCGCGAGCACGCTTGTTTCTATCACGTCTGTAATCGACACGTTGACCACCCTGCCCGTTACCTATGTGAACACCGCAGGCACGCTGGTATTCGATGTCAGTATGTCGGGGCGGTCGGTCACGGCCACCTATGTTGTGACCAATGTTCCGCATCCAGTCCTCTTGGCAATGTACCTGTTGCTGACGGCTTACTACGAGAATCGTGCAGAGTTTGTTCAAGGACAACCTATGACTTCCCTGCCCCTTGGGGTAGCGTCGCTGCTGGCTGGGTACGGGAGCCAAATCTTTGGTTACACGGGTGGGGGGTACTAAATGGTTCCTTCTGGAGCGATGCGTCATCGCGTGACCATCCAAGCCCCTGCACAGTCTGCAAACCCCTTTCAGACAGCGGACGGTTGGACAGATGTTCTTACAACTTGGGCCAAGGTGGCTCCATCCCCGTCCAAGGAAGTCTACCAAGCAAGTCAACAAAATATGCAGTTGTCCCATACAGTGACCATTAAGTACCCGGGCAAGCACTTCACGGTGGGTGCCGGGTACAGGCTGTTGTTTGGAAATCGCACGTTCGACCTCCAGCGCGGAATTGTCAATACTGATGAGCGCAATATCGAACTCGTGTTATACGCATGGGAAATCAACCCTGTGGAGGGTGGACCGACCTCGTAACACCACAAGCAGCAATTACACGATCTTAGAAAGGTTCACCATGTTTAGAAATTTTGCTTGTCTTTTGCTGTTGTTGGCAGGAGTTGCTACCTTTGCGGGTGCCCAGGTACCAGTCGGGCATCACTCTTATGATTGGGCAGCAGTTTCCGCAACCGGCGCGACCCCTTACATTGACCTCCGCGCAAGTGCAAACAGTGGGCAGGAATTTATGAGTGCCATCCACACTGTTTCCGTATCACTGGGAGCGGGCACCAACACGGTTTGCACGTATCAAATTGAAGCATCTGATGACACCGTTAATTGGTTTTCACTTAGTGGGGCGCAGTCTTGCACCGCGTCTGCTATGTTCTCCGTGACCGACCGACCCGCACGCATGGTGAGGATCAATGTGCTGACCTACACGGGTTCCGCCAGCCTCACGTTTCATTGGACGGGGAGGTAACTCATGCGGAAACTAGCGATTGCTTTTTTGTTGTCGATAGCAACTCTGTGCCACGCACAGACGACGGTTATTAGAGCGGTTCCCTTTCCCCAGAGTGGTATTCCTGTTGGGATTGCGCCCAACGGAACCATTGCGACCAACGGGACTGTGACCCTAGGAACGGCACTCCCGGTAATCTATCCGAACATCTGGCTGCGGTTCCCCGCCAGTGCGGTTGTCAGTGGAGCGGCGGGCCTTTACTACGCGACTTGTTCCAGCACGACGGTTTGTGCGGTGACGACAACCTTTGTCGATCCCTCCACGGCAGCATTTACTCCCTACATCCCTGCGAGTACGTCTGCGGCGACGGGGAGCAATTCGACCTATGCGCAGACAACCGGCTCACAGATCACTTTGTTGAATATGATTATCCCGGCTGGAGCGTTGGGAAATAATGGGTCATTCCGCAAGACCACCTTGTTTGCCGCCACTAACAACGCGAACGCCAAAGTAGTGGCGTTTCAGTTCGGCGCAACCCAGGTTACAGGAAGCCAGATTACAAGCGCGGCCACGTTCCGAGCGCAGTGGGAAGCACACAACGCGGGAGTGGCTACAAAGCAGTTATACCCTCCCGGTCTCAATGTACCATTTGGGCCTGCTACTACCGCAGCCGCCATTGCCTCCAATGACACTGGAGTGGCGGTGACGGTCCTCACTCAGTGCCAGCTTGCCACTGCGACAGATTATTGCCTCGTGCTCACTGACATGAATGAAGTGTTTCCGAAGCTGTAACTACCACGATTTATACAGTAAGGAGGCACACCATCGACGTGACCGTGAAAGTCGATCTTCAGGGGCTTGAGCAGAAGTTGCACGATCTCGGCCCCAAGATTGCGAAGCGCACCCTGCGCAAGAGCCTCAAGGCTGTGGGAACAATGTGGGTCGATGCTGTCAAGGCAAGAGCGCCAAAGGATTCGGGTGACCTTGCAAACAGTATCAGCATGAAGATGCGAACCAGACCCAATGATGAAAGCGGTTCGGTCACAGTTGGTCCCGCGTATACCGGCAAGGGGTCACAAGATCCTGGCGTCTATGGGATGTTTGTTGAGTTTGGTTTAAAGAACAAGCAAATGTATCCTAGACAGCCGTTCCTACGCCCAGCGTTTGATGCCACAGCAGAGAAAGCCATCGAAGTCTTTGCCGAAACAATGAAAAACAATCTGGAAGGGATGTGAGTCAGTGATTGAGGAAGGAATTTTGCTCAAACTCACACAGAGCACGTCCCTAATGGCTACATTGGGCGCAAATGGGGTCTACTTGAACTTCGTTCCCGAGACCGCCATAAAGCCGTGTCTGTGCTTCAGTCTCGTCTCCAGTACGCCCGATGCAACCTCAGATGGGCCATCTGCTTTCAACATCCGCAGGTATCAGTTCACTTGCTTTGGGGCAGATTACCCCAGTACGAAACGTTCGCAAGAAGCGTTGCGGATTCTGCTGGATGGTTACCGTGGGGTTCTCCCCGCTGCCGCTGGGCAGACTGGTGTCACAGTGTTCAACGTCCTGCGAGATATTGAAATTGATTCGTATGATGATCAAGGTGGCACCCATCGGGCAATAACCGATTATTTCTTTCATTTCAGTCTTTAGCCGCGCTGTAAGTCACCACTACTACCGAACCTTACAAGCTATCCGTTTCAACAACGCCTGTGCCTCATAGGTGCGGCTAACCTCGTACAAAGAAGGACAAACACATGTCAGTATCCAAGGCAGTTAGTGGTGCAGGTACACAGTTTTTCATCGGCACTCCCGTTACTACGCCAGTTTATTCGCCCGTTGCGGAATTGAAGACGTTCAGCGTCAGCGGTTCCAAGAATGACACCGAAGACATTACCAATGCAGACTCCACGGGGCGTGCGAAGGAATATCTCATTACCCTTCTGGAAGCTGGCACGATGGCGATTGCCGGTAACTACATTGCATCTGACGTGGGTCAGGGCATGTTCCGTGGCGCGTTCGCTTCGGGCGTAACCACTCCGTTCAAGATGATCCTACCATTACAGAATGGGCAGACTACAACTGGCGAAACCTGGACGTTCCTGGGCATCGTGGAAGAGAATGACATCAACATTTCTTACTCGACCGCGCTTTCGTTCTCGGCCAAGATCAAGATCACGGGCATCATCACGGTTGTTGCCGGTACGTAAACCACTTGTACACCACTTAGGCTACACGACATTTTGTTGTGTAGCCTTTTGTTTTGTATGTGGTAAACAACCCTATTAACCTCGCACTACAAAGGACTCTATCTCAATGCCTCCGAAGAAAATGTCTCTCGTGGCTGGTGTTCCCGGCTCTGACCCCACTCTTCCCAAGGTTCCGTTAACAATCAAGGGGAAAACGTACTTCCTCGTTTTTGACTTCAACGCGATTGCAAAGGCCGAAGAGTTGACGGGTCTTAATCTCCTCGCCGCGCTTGATTTTTCCAATCTGAACATCGTGAAGTATCGTGCGCTCTTGTACAGCGCGTTGCTCACAGGCAGTCCTAAGATCACGTTGGAGGAAGTTGGGAATTTGATAACTGTCCACAATATGGGCGAGGTTACTCTCGCGCTCGTGGAAGCGTGGACGGGCAGTAAGCCTGAAGTAGTTGAGGATAAGACAAAGGTAAACCCTCCAAGCGGGCTGGACGAGAACGAGAACTAACTTCAGCCCAACGCTGGATGCAACTGTGGTCAATTGCCATGATTGATTTGCGATTGACCACAGGCGAGTTTTACAGACTAACCCCGAGACAATTTTATGCACTGACTCTGCGCCACAAGGATGCACGGGAACACACAGAACTACTCATGGGTATTGTGTGCGCTACTACAGCGAACCATAGCTTCAACACACCGAAGAAAGCAACGTGCCCTCTGGATTACATGCCCTCACGATGGGCAGACCGCGAAGCAGCAAGAGAGAACACACCCAAGAGGTTTAACAGGAAAGCATTCGGCGCACAACTCAGTGCGTTCGCCAAGTCGTTGCCGCCCACTATGGTAAGGCATCTTCCTGCTCCGGTAGTTACAGAAACAACAGATACAGAACAAACTCCTGATGCCAACTAGCGATCACGAGGGACAGGTTGGTGTACCATCGCAATAAAAATTGGGCAAATTTCCATCAGCTTAATTGCCGAAACGGCCAGTTTCTCTAGTGCGATGACCAAAGTAGAGGCCATGAGCCTCAAAACCGCCGCCAGCGTAAGCAAGTCCTTAGCACTGATTGGGACGGCAGCGGTTTCCATGGGGGCTGCTGTTGAAGGCGCGTTTGCGGCAATGGTTGTAAAGAGTGAGAGTGTTGTATTCGCATACAATAAGATGTCACAGCAGGCTGGGATCAGTCTGGATTCCTTCAGTAAGTTGGCGTATGCGGCCAAGATCGCAGGCGTACCAGTTGAGACTCTTGGGGTAATTCTTACTCGTGTGGGTCGGTCTGCGTTCATGGCCGGAAGCGGCAATAAGCAACTCTCGGACATGTACAAAGCCCTTGGGGTTGCGGTAGTAGACAGTAACGGCCATTTCAGGGATTCCGGCGCAGTTTTTCAAGACCTCTCTGTTGCTTTGTCTAATGCTAAGGATAGTACAGCCAAGTTGGGTTATGAGCAGATGCTAATGGGCCGCAGCGGTTCGCAAGTTGCGTCCATGATGAAGTTGATTTCTTCATCCGGCACCGAGTTGGGCAAGATGGCTGAGAAGCTGGGGGTTGTATTTACACCGGATCAAGCCAAGGGTGCGATTACGCTGCACAACGCCATCACCAATCTTGAGCAAGCCGGTTTGGGACTCTCGGTAAAGTTGTCAACTGCGGTTGTTCCTGCACTAGATAAGGCAGCATCCAAGTTGCTGGAATTGGCGTCAAATGGCGACACCCTTAAAAGGGTACAAGAGGTTGCGGCTTCGCTTGCAACCGGGTTGACTTTGCTTGCAAATGTATTCGTGTTCCTAGTTGATCACGCGTCGGCTATAAAGACCGTACTCGAAGCCTTGGTAGCAGTCAGAGCGGTTGTGTTTTTCTCCGCACTGGGATCGAGTATGACGGGGACGGCTGGAATCGTGGAAAAGCTGGCCGTTGGAATCGGCAATCTAGGTGGTCGGTTTTTGGGGCTTCCAAAACTAGGACTTGCTTTCGTAGGTTTGACCAAGAATGCAACCGAGTACGCGGCAATCACCGCTACGTGTGCGAAGGAAGACGGTGTCCTCACAACCGCATCCGTAGCGTTGAAGGGTGCGCTCAATGGCGTGGCTCTGGCGTTTGCAAGACTGGCAGCCTCAGTCGCCCCTCTTGCTGCAATAGCACTTGGAATTTATGCAGTAGGTAGCGCGATTACGTCTGTCTACCAGTTGAATAAAGAAATCGAGTCCGATGGAAAGAACTGGGCCGATATCTGGGCAGACAGCGCCAAGAGGTTAGAGGATCGGGCACTCAGCCTCAAAACGGTACTTCTTAATTTGATTCCTGGTTTGGGCACTTTGTTGTCCTTCAGGGATGCGATGGATGATAAGAAGTCCGAGATGTTCATGCAGAACCACACCGCCCCAAAAGCCCCAGGCGTTCCCGATGGTTACAATTTTGCAACCGGGAAGATAGATGGAGAAGGCAGCGGCACAAACCTTCCGCCGCTTCCCATTGCGCCAAAAGAAGACAAGATAGCCAAGCGGCTTGAGGAATTAAGGCTCAAGGCGAAAGAAGCAGCGGATGCTTTGGCGCTTGTTGGTAAAGACCCGCAGCAGTTGCGCAACGCCGAGATTGCCGAACAGTACGGTAAATTCCTAGCCGATAATGACACGAAGGTTAAACACCTTACTGACTCCCAAAAGAAGTTAGTCCTGTCGTACATAACTACAGAGATTAACGACAAGGGGCTGACCGACTACGGGGACGCGCTGCTCAAGCAAACGAGCATCACGGATATGGCGACTCGTGCCCAGGTAGCTATGACAGACGCATTGAGTGCCACGGCAGCCGCGTCGCGTGATGCAGCCATAGCCGCACAGGTCGAGTCTGAGTTTAACAAGGGCGGGAACGATCCTAATTGGAGAACCAACCACAAGGATGACGTTGCTGCTAGGACAGAACAACTCAAGCAGGAAGCGGATGCAAAGACTGACGCCCGTAACCAAGTAAGTATTATTGGCTTGGGCCGTCAGCAAGTCGCACAGGAAAACCTCAACAAAGCCATCATGCAGGGCTCCGAAGCGACCGAAAAAGCGCAATTGGTGAACCTCGAAGCCAGCATCAGGGACACAGAGCGCGATGCGAACAACACAGATGACACCGCCATTCAAATGAAGGTGGACGGTGCCAAATTGTTGTTCCAGCAGAACAAGGATGCGGAAGACTTTAGGAAAGCCGCCGCCGCTTCTGCGCAGATGGTGTTTGCGGACCAAAAGAAGAATATCGAGGACATTGCAGCGGCAGCCGCCAAGTCCGGGCACGCGCTGGATTACAGCGTGATCCTGGAGATGAACAAAGCCAACCTAGCCACGTTCAATGAAAGCATGGATAAAGCGACACTGGCGACTGGCACAGCCATGCAGGGCCTTCAGGTCTACTTCCGGCAGATGGGTAGGGATGTTGAGTCGGGCGCACAGCAGATGCATACTGTGCTAACCGGAGTGTTCACTAGCCTGAATGATACTTTGTCAGAGTTGATGATTAATCAAAAGAACAATTTTGCTAGTTTCTTCAGGGGTATTGCAGACCAACTCGCTCACATGGGTCTTCAGAAGTTTGAAGTTGGCGTTATTCAGAGTCTTGGTAATCGCTTCGGCACCAAGGATAAAGACCCGAACAACCCCGGTGGCGTAAAGAAAGACAGCGGCGGGCCGCTTGGTAAGGCGTTTGATGCGGTTGCCGGTATCTTCGGTGGCAAGGGTGCCAAAGCAGCAAAGGGTGACAGCGCGGCAACTCCGTTGTACGTTAGCGTGGTCAATCAAGGAATGGGCCTTCCTGCCATTCCTGGGCTGCCTAGCGCGTCCAACGAGTCCGGGGCTGGTAAGGGTATCTTGGGCAGCCTCTTAGGGCTTATTCCCGGCGTTGGGGGCATTGCTTCCGATCTGCATCTTCCTGGGTTTGCCATGGGCGGTGATATTCAGGCTGGCGTCCCAATCAAAGTAGGCGAGATGGGTTCGGAGACATTCGTTCCTAATCAAAACGGTTCCATAGTTCCTCACAACAAAATGAACTCTGGCACTGTCTACGACTTCAGAGGCGCAGACTTCACGGGCACGAACGCGGCTGAAACCCAAGCCAAGATCCAAGCAGCAATGATACAAACCCATAGCCAGTCGGTTAAGGACTCTGTAGCTGTCAGGCACGACCAAAACAGAAGGAGTCCGTCCAGTAG